AAAAAACGAAAGAACTATGTCGTTTAATAAGAATTTATCCATAGCATAAAACAACATAACGGTTGCTTCATAAAGTAAAATCTTTGATATTATAGCAGATAGTCTTCTGCTTGTTATCGGTTGTTTAAGTTTCTTGGCTTTCCAGATACCTGTAATTGTATCTAAAATAACAGAAGCTGCAATAAGAATAAGAATACCAACAATAGGTAAAAAAAACGAAAGAATAATAGCCATCAGTTTAGTTGAATAAAGTTTAAGTTTAGTTGTCAGTATATAGAGTTGTGTTTTCATTCTAAAGTTGTTCCGTTATAAGCCAAATAATTTTAAATAATAGAAATACACCAAACGCCTGTACGTGTAATTCTGTACTTGTAAACATACAAGAAAATGCACAGAAGCATCCAGCAAGAAAATATAAGACTGCAAGTACGTTTTGATGGTTTCTAATATCCATTACTCAACAGGTATTTCTTCACTCCATTCTGGCGTCTGCATAAGTGCCAAACATTCTTTATAGTTTAGTATTTGTAAAGGAAGTACACTTCCATCAGCTATAAAAGTTGGTATGGTTGTATACTTAATTACAAATTCAAGTCCATCTAAACTTATTCTTACCGTGTTTTCGTTAGATTCTTCAACCTGTGAAAAGTCGATGTTTAAAATATCTCCTATTGATAATATTGCGTATGTTAAATTCATTTTTTTATTTGTTTTTATGTTGGTACATCAGTTGAAAATGTACTAAAGCTTTCCATTGTTGCATCGTTGCCTCCACTTCCATTATCTGTTAAAGTTGGCGCAGTATCTCCATCTCCACAACGCCACCAAGAAATTGGATTGTATGTACTTAAATCTGTTGGTATTGTTCCACCTATTGCACTTGCATTTGCACTTTCATCAGTATTCCAAACCGAAACCTCGTCAATGTTTCCTGTAAAATAGCCACGTTGTGCAGGACCGCCACCTCTTCTACCTATATAAATATTTCCAGTTGCACTATCAAAAGTACCACCCCCTCCAACATTAGTATTTTCAAGTGTTCCGTTTAAATATATTTTCAAGTCTGTTCCGTCATTTACACCCATTATATGATGCCAGTTACCATCATTGATTGTTGTAGTGCTTGAAACAGACGAAACTGATCCAGATTTGAATACTAAAAATCTCCCTACGCTACCATTTCTCTGAAGTATAAAACTTCGTGTTCCACCAGATATTCCATCTTTTGCTATTATTTGTTCTCCTGCTGATGTATCTGTTGTTTTTACCCAAGCACTTAACGTCATCGTGTTAGTGATTTGTAGACTTGCAGGATTGCCACAATCTACATAGTCATCAATTCCACCAAGCAATATAGATTTTGTGTTGTCAAAACTTGGTGTTGCACCTGTTCCTGTTAAGTTGGTTTCTGGACTCCAACTATTATAATGTATTTTACCCCAGTCTATTGTGTTACTCATATCGTTCGTTTTTATGTAGGTACATCAGTTGAAAATGCACTAAAGTTTTGCATTGTTAAATCGTAGCTACTCGTTCCGTTATCGGTGATTGTTGGTGCAGTATCTCCATCTCCACATCTAAACCAAGTTGTTGGTGCAGTCAATCCGTTATCATTTATATTATTTGGAACACCTAAATTGTAAATTGTAGTTGCATCATTTCTTAAATCCGTTGCGCTCCATATAGCTATTTCATCCATAAATCCATCATAATAATATGTTGGTGTTTGGTCACGTCTACCTATACTTAATGGATAATTCGCATTTACTAAACTTGTTGCAGTTGTTCCATCTGAATCTGTTGCATCTACTCCATTAATAAAAATCTTTGTTTTGCTTCCATTTGAAAGTGTGCCATCATAACAAACTAAAATATGATTCCATACGCTATCTGTTAATACAGTGCTTCCTGTTCTTGCTCTTCTTGTTGTATCTCCTATTTGCATTAAAACTTCTCCACTTGCAATAACAACTAATTGATAAACAAAAGCCGTTGAACTTGTAGAATCTGAAACCCTTGATAATACAACGGTGCTTCCTAAAGTTGGCTTAACCCACATACTAAAAGTTGCTTTTGTTGTGCCATTGAGTTCTGAATAAGTTGTGCTACCATCTGCATAATCATCTATTCCAGCCACTAATTCTATTGATTTAGTATTGCTGAAAGATGAGCTACCTATTTTAGCACCTTGTCCAAATCCTATTGTATTATTTACTGCTGCCTGTCCCCAATATATCGTATTTGCCATTTTTAATAAGTTTTATGTAATACAAAGTTTGCACTATGTATTTCGTCTTGTGTTTTAGCTTGTCCCCATTCTGCCGTAATATCTAAAGTGTTTGCAATAGTTGAATCAAAGGCTTCAACATCTTGAAATACATAACCCTCTAAACCACCTGTGTTTCGTGTATATGCAAAATTTCCATTTGTACAAATACTTCCTGTTGCACCAATAGCTGCTATTGTGAAATCTATTTCACATTCCCAACCTAAACCTGTCGTTGGACTTAAAGAAATAGTGCCTGTTGTTGCTAATACTGCTGCACCACTTTTTATTCTTATTGTGATATCGTCGCCATTTTGTGCTGAAATTTCGCCACCTATTTTTGCGTGATAAGAATCGCCAACTACAAAGTGATTAGCTGGTATTGTTAAACTTCCTACTCCACTTCCTACTATACTCGTTTCTGTTGTTGTGTTTGTTAGTACTGCACTTGTTACCGTTTGTGCATATAATCCTGTCGTTGGTTGGTTAAAAGATAAAGTTCCTGCACCATCAGTTTTGAGAACTTGTCCAGCAGTTCCATCTGCCGTAGGAAATGAATAAGCATTATTAAAGCTTATAACATCAGCTCCACTAATTTTTAATACATCTGCGCCACTATTTTGAAAAGCCAAGTAAACACCGTTTAAATCTACCGTTCTGTTGCCTCTAACCGTGCCATCTACAAGATAAATGTTACTTCCTGCAATAGCCGATATTTCTGCACCTGTGATTTTCTTTGATACGAAGCCACCAGCGCCATCAGATTCTGCAATAACAAATAAATCTGTGTTTGCTAAATTAGCACTCTTTGCCGTTAGGTCGCTGATCTTTATTTCTGCCATAATATTTATTTAAAAACGTCTGTAAACGTTTTACGTTCTTTTCTTTTGGTGTATAGTGTTTCTTCATAGTACCCATCCACTAAAGTTAGTGTCTTCGTTTGGATTCATATCACTTCCTGTATTTGTATTAAATTCTGGAAACGTGCTACTATTGTCGCATATATAATCTACAAACCTTTCTTTGTAGTGCATATAAGTCTGCCGTTGTTTTTCTACTAAAAAATCTATCTCTTCTTTACTTACTGTTTCTGAATTTTCTGCTCCGTGTTTATATACGCCTTTGTTTGCAATAGTTACTGCACTAAAAGGCAAGAACTCTAACATACTGGCGTGAATTAAGGCAGGCTTTATGTAAATTTCTAATAAGTCTTTGTATGGATTTACTAAAGTTCCTGCGATTATATCTGCTTGTATCTTCTCAAGTAGTTTAGTTCCTAACATTGATTGAATATGAATATCTTGTGCGATCGAAACGTACTGAATAAATTTATCCGTGTCTATGTTTCCGTTCATATTTGTAAAACGAATCGCGTCCTGTCTGCTTATTAATAGTGCTTTTGCCATTATTCCCAGTATTTTCTTGTGTTTGGATTATTAGGACTATACCCTTTTGTTGGTGTGTTGTGTGGCTCTATACTTACTAAAGGATTATTTTTAACCGTATATCCGTATTTTTCTCCAATTTGTTTGGTTATTTCTGAAACCTTTGCACTTCCTAATGGTGCTTTTTTATTAAAGCTTACATACGTTCTTCGTTTCCACGAATGTTTACAACGTGCGCCCCCAGAATGTAACCAAATCGAATAATTGTCTGCTCCAAATTCTCCAAAGCCAGGATTTGCAGGTTGTGAACTTAAAGCAATAATATCTTCTTTACGATATACTTTACTTGCCCTCATCATAGCACGACAAAATTTACGTTGTGGTGCAGGATTACCTGTGTATTGATAACGTACTTTAAAATACAAACCATCAACTTCTTTATCTTGTTCAGATGTTTTGTTAGGTGCTGCACGCCCTGTTCTTAATAAGTGAACTATTTTACTTAAAGTTGTTTCTTTAGGTTTTAATTCGTCTTTTAGTAGTGCAAGTTGTTCGTCAAAATTATCGTCAAGGTCGTGGTTTACTTCTCTTTCATCTACACAAATAAATTCATTTTGTTCGATGTCTTCTCCTGTTTCTAAAAAGTCTTGTAATTCTTTACTTAAACCACTTAATTCTAAACCTGTTTCTTCTTGTATTTGTTCTTCTGTTTGTACGTTTTCTAAATCTACAAACTCCAAAGGTTTCAACGTTCTAAAGAATAAGTTTAAAGCTATTCCGTTATATGCAAGTATCTGATCGAAAGCATCCAACAAAAGTTCTTGCATTGGTGCAATTACCATATTTGAAAACAACGCAAACGAGTCTTTTAATTCGTCTGAATTACTGCTAAATCCGTTAGACGATGCTATGCCAAACAATAAAGGACTCGTTACATTGTGTGCTAACATTATTTTTCTTAAACACTCTTCTGATAAAGTACTATACAAATCTGGTGCATCATTTACAGGCATAGAATCTACTGTTGTTTTTGATTCTGCGTTGTTGTTAAAAGCTACTATTAACTTTTCGCCACTCATTCCTGTTAATTGGCTTTGTACTTTGTTTTTTATTATTTGTTGTTGATCTTCACTTGGCACTCCGTTATTAAAGTTCACTACACTTCGGCCACTAAATCCGTTTTCTACTTCGTTAATTAAGTATTCAGAAATATTTTCCTCAAGCACGGCAAAAGGAATTCCTCCGATATAATTTGGTAGTGCATAAAATTTCATTCCTACACTATATGGCTTTATAAAATAAATTTCTAACGGCTCTTTTGAACATCCAAAGGCAGGTATTCTTTTTGGCTTATAGTTTTTTAAGTCTGTCCAATCGTCACTATAATAGTAAGCTTCAATTTTGCCATCTTCGTTACACTTTTCGGCACGTAATAATTGAACAGGTATATGATGCACTTGTGCTATTTTCTTTCTGTCTTTCGTGTATATTACTTGAACGGCACATTGTCCTAACAACTTTAAATCCGTACATAAGTGCCTAACACAATCTTTATTAAATAGTGCCATCATTTGTGCGTACTCATTAGGCTTTCTTGATGCGTCTGTTGCACTTAAACCTCTTCCGTATACTAAACGTGTGATGTTGTTTATAATTGCGTTGTTAGTAGTGCTATTCGTGTATCTGTCAATTAAATACTGATAGTAGTTATTGTCCGTACCAAATTCAACCCAATCTTCTCTTTTAGATTCTTTGATTACAGGCGCTTCATAGCCACTTAATTCTAATACGTGTATGTTATTACTCATAAATAATAAATTCGTTGTTACTGACGTTTGAAATAAATTCTCCATCATTTACTGAATAGTTTACAACAGGCGTTTGATCCGTTACAAAGATTCTATCCTTGTGTACTATCGTTGTTCCGTTTTTTAGTTCCAAAGTGTAAAAAGTGTTGTTTACTAAATTGAATAAACCATTAACAAAAGTTGCGTTTATCGTGTCGTAGTAATCTCCATTTGCAAAACTTGTAATTGTTATTTCAGTTGTTACGTTTGTAGATTCTCCTGTGATATATAACGTATCATAAGTTTGGCTTCTTGGTAT